ACCACTAAGACCGACACCAGCCGTAACGCCTGTAATGTCGCCAGCACTAATATAAGTTTTTATATCAGAAGCAGGTATCTGTTTAGTAGTTGTGCCATCAATAACAATAAAACCATCTGCATCAGCAAGAGTAATAGATGAGGTTGATTTAGCTGAACCGTCTAACAAATCTAATTCATCAGCAGTAGCATCTACAGCAGCAAGTTTAGTAAAGTCAGCTTGTACTAATCCTGATACACCATCAAGCAAGTTTAGTTCTGTTGCACTTGAAGTGACATTATCACCACCAATATCTAAGGTCGTAACAGAAATTTCACCTGCAACCGTAACAACGCCATCTGCTAACGTGATTAAATCAGTATCACTCGTATGCCCTATAGTAGTGCCATCAATAATTACATTATCAACTGTTAAAGTTGTTAACGTGCCTAAAGAGGTAATATTTGACTGAGCAGCAGTTGTTACAGTCGCTGCCGTTCCAGAGGCATTGCCCGTAACATTACCTGTAATGTTTCCTACAAAAGTACCATTGATGTTGTTGCTTGCATCTTTAAACACTGCCTTGTCAGCAGGATAGGTGCAGAATATTGTCCTTGTGCCAGAGGGCCAATCAACAGCTTGATCTGTTGTGGTGTTGTATGTATCTTTAGCCTGTAGTATTGTAGTTCTAGCTAAAGTTGTTCCACTGGCAGTATAAGTACCAATACCAATTTCAAAACTCGTATTATCCGTGCAAACATAATAAGTTGTATTGCCATCACCTACAGAGCCAAAAGTCTCGAAACCAGTTACTGCACCAGCAAGGGTGTACGTTCCTGTGCTTGTAGTAGTAGTGGTTTCCTTAACTCTGTCTTTAATTGCTAGAGCCATTACTTCATCTCAACAACCAGATTGGTGGCATTAATTCTAAATATATCTCCCTCTGCAATCGCTTTGGATGCATCTAAAGCACCAACAAAATATATGTTTCCACTTGAGGATGCACTCGCTATAAAAACATGGGTTATTGTCTGTGTTCCATCTGTTCCAGATGCTGACCACTCAATGTTGTTTGTATTTCTGACTGTTGCAGCATCGGTGCTTGAACTTGATATTGTCCAATTTGCAGCAGTCACCTGTTTGCGAGTATAATTAGTATAAGTTGCTTCAGTCAAAGAACCTGCTTCAGCGTCAGAAACGGCTGTTGCCAAACCAACCCAAAGAGCATCACCGGGAGTGCTAAAACTTTCGGCATTGTTTTTAAATACATAACTAAGAAGCCTGTATTCCAAGTATGTGGTTGCGGCATTTGAAGTTGCCATCTATCCCTCCGTTTTCATATAAAAATTGTCATAAGAACGCCTACTAACGCCTTCTTTGTTAATATCCTGTACAGCCTTTTGGTATAATTGACTGTAATACCCAAGGGTTTTATCGTTTCTATTGTATACAGAAGCCTCTATGCAACACGCATAAAGAAGAGCATCATATGCATTACTTGTTAACCAATTAGATGTGTTAGATTCTGTTAAGGCTGGAAGTCTTCTTCTGTAAGAAATTTCAACGGATGTGTTAGCGGAAGGAGTGGGGGCGACATATATTGTGTCATCGTCAAAATAGCCATAGTATTTTGGTGTTCCAGTAGATGTTCTGTTGGGCCAATACTCTTGCATAAATTCATCGGATTTTAAAAGCAAATTAGTACGCACGTTACTGCTAACTGTCTGCAAATATTCAAGAGTAATTAAATCTGAGGGGAGTGTAAGAAAGGGGTCACTTTGGGTAAGTGATGATGTTTGTCTCTTTCTGAAGGCTGGAACAGCCAAATCTCTGGAAAGTTTTAGTTCTGCAACGTCTATAAAATTATCAATAGCACTGGAAAATTCCGTTCCGTCATCTTCCATATAGTCTTTTATTTGATTTTTAAGCTCTGAATATGTAGTCATGAACTTGACCCCGCTGTATGTGGATATCTTGAAGCAAATGCAGATATGCTTGAAGACGCTTCAGATGCTTCTGGTCTAGCTCCATTTATAGTTTGCTCGTCACGAGGACGAATTTTACCGGTATGGTTTTGAGGATGGTCGATATCAACCATATCTTTACCAACTCTTAAACCATTCTTTTTTCCATAGCTTATTTCATAAACTAATTCGTTTAATTTGTATTTCTGACCTGACCGATCACAAATACCCAAAGCGTATCTACCATTAGCCATTTACCACCTATATGATGTTGAAGGAGTTACAGTGAAACTTGTTCTATCCCTGTCCTCTGTTGCCGCTAACTGCCATTCCTCTTCATACATTTGCTTTAAAACTGGAACTCGTTGAAATAAGTCAGGATTTTTTAATGCTAAATGGTAAGATAGACCAGCAACAATTGCAGGAAGAAATCTAGTTGGCGCATCATACTGATATTCGCCTCCATTTTTAGTGTCTTCAATTCTTTTACATCTATAATAGACTAAAGTATAAGTTTTATCAGGAATTGGCCATAAAGTAATTTGAGGCGCTGCTCTTAATCTTTCTATGTATATTCTTAAAGGTTTTCCCTCTGTGTTTTTAGAGGTGATAGATGCGTACTCGCCCATGTTCATTCTTGACAAAGCTGTATCTACCTGTGAAGCTCCAGAGCCTGTTCTTATAGCAAAATCCAATACTGACACAGTATCACTAGCTAATAAATAAGATGCAGTGCCGTCAGTAACGGATATTGTAGCATCTTCTACAGTCCATAAATTTATTCCTCTATTCGAAAATTCTTGAGCTAAAAGATTCAAGGATCGTCTTGCAGTCCTATAGTCATTACCGCTAAAGGCTCTTCCCAATCCAGCTCTTTCGGACGCTTCTTCGACTATTTCATCGATGTCAAGATTCCAAGTAGATGTGCCTGATGTTCCCATTTGTTATAATGCTCCTGTTTTCTTTTGATAGATCAAATAAGTAACCCATATAATTGTTGACACCATTAAAATGGAAGCAAAAATAACAAGAGCCACTTCTTTGATTCTTCTTCTTATTTCGGCTTGACGATAAACTTGTTCACTTCTCTCTTTTCTTATTTTCGCTTGCATTTTCAAAAGATCACTCCATGCATTAGGCCCATGTGTCATATTTATCCATGTGCGAAGTTCATCTTCCATAGCTTCAGCTTTTTTCTTTGCGGCAAAAGCATCCATTGCCTCTTGCTCAACAGACGAACCGGCAAAAAGTTTTTTAAAAACAGAAGGATTCTTAGCTTGCTTAGAAGCATGATTTACGTCACTACATGCTCCCATCCAGCGACCGATATCAGAGTACATTGACTCAACATCTTTCCCGGCTTGAAATCCTTTTTTTATCAAATTAAACGTAGCAGAAGCTGTTGCTATAGCGGTAACTGGATCAATCAATTATTCCCCCAAACTAAAAATTATTTTTTTCTTCTTCCCCTTTTTATTTGTTTATAGGGATTTTTTGTCTTTTTAGATTTCTTTATTTTTCTTCCAGTGGAAACCTGTTTACTCATTGACATCCTGCTTATCGCCATTTAATCCACCTGTTTAGGTAAGCAAAAAACTTTAATGTAAAGCTTGTCCCCAGCTTGCCTTTGGTGTGCATCTTGGTTTTTGAGCCGTTGGCTGTATTGGATACATGTACTAAGATCTGTGAAATTGACACGTTCTTCTATCTCCGTTCCCATTAAAAAAACATACAATACCCATATCACGTTGTTTTATATTTACCACCACGAGTTGCAGTACCCATTCCACGACATACAGGGCTTCCACCTCTTTTCATTCCATATGGCTTTACTTTTCCGCCATATTTTAGACCACTCTTTCCAAATGCTCTTTTTACATTTCCTACAGCTTTCTTTAAAAGAGATTTATCTTTCATGTGATGATCAAATACTGATCTATCTTCTATTCTGCCACGAAGGGCTTTCTGCTGTTTCGTTGAACCTATCCGGGGTCTATTACCTTTATTCTCAGCAAGCTCTGCATCAAAATCTTCTTTTTGGACAAGATCAACAAACTGTCTACCAGACATCTCTTTTCCTGTTTTAGGGTCACGAAGCATATGACCCATACGAGGGACTATTTTTGATCCTTCAAGACCTTGAAAAAATCTTCTTTGTCCTGCTTTTCTGCCTGTTTTCCTTTTGTATCCTTTAGGCCCAGCAGTATCGGTTGTCTTTTTTCTCATCTTATCCACCCTATAACTAAGTTTGTAATCACGAAACTGTAAATTTACCGCCTTGTGTAGCCTTGCCCATTCCCTTGCAAACACCGCCATGTTTCATTCCGTATGGCTTTGTTCTGCCGCCATACTTCTTTCCTTGAACAATATTTTTTATGTTTTTCCAAGCGTCTTCTCGCTTTATTTCCTTTAACCTTTCAGGAGCAGAAACCTTTTCCTGTTCGCCAGAAGGCTTTCTTTTAAACTTGCTTGAAAGATTTTTTACATTTTTTGGCTTGGGCTTTGGATGAAGATCTTTTAATACCGCTGTCCTAACACCCTGTCTTTTGTTTTGGGCTTCTTTGCCCCAAAGTTTTTTAACAAGACTAGGAATTGTATATGAAATATCGCCAGATTTATACTTATCCCATCCTTCCTTTAGGCCTTCTTTTAAATTTTGACCTGCTGTCTTAAAGTTTCCTTTTTTTTCAGTCATCTTATCCATCCTATAGCAAAGTTTGTTATAACACCTAATACACCACCAAGACCCATCATTACCCAGAATGCACCTTTCCAGCGATTAGCCGTGGCACGAAGTTCGTACATGTCAGTCTTCATTTCTTTCATGTCGCTTTGAAGAGATTCAACCCGTTCTTCAAGTCTAGCTAAGGCTACCTCTAATTTTTGCTCTTCGGACATTTTGATTTACTCTAATAGTTTTTACGAAGTTTAAGAATAATGGTATAAGTGTCTGCACTACTATGACCCACTGTAGTAAAATTAACATCACCCGTTGGTGAAGAGGCATTGTTTGTTATACCGCCAAAACTTGAATAGTCATGTTGACCAGATTGGTTTTCACCAAGTTGCAAAGCGAGAACGTCCGAAGATGCATCCCACAGTATGCTAACTTTCATTCCAATACACTGCCACCATATCTTTTCAATGCTCACACCTGTACAAGTCAAACCACCAGTTGACTCTAAAGCGCTCACATCTACTTTTGTCACGGCACTTTCACCAGTACCATCACTTATATTTGTAAATTTCATTATTGCATATTTTGCGCCATCAGCAATGGTTTGGCTTGTGACTGCATCAGCCATAACATTCTCCTAAAAAAAAATGTGGGGGAATTTCACCCCCACTTATTAAGTTTAACTATCAGTAAATGGAGTAGCTAATGTGCCATCACCCATTAACCAAGCTTCAACCCACCAAGTTGTGGTGTTTACGCCTGTTAGGTTGATCCAACCGCCTGTCAGCCATCCCTGTTCTATCGCACCCAAATCAATAACATCGTTTGATGAACCCGCATGAAAGTTGTCTGTTTCACCGATTTCGCCTGTATCAAACAAGAATGCAGTACCCAAGAAACCATCAGTTCCATCTGTGGTTGCTGTTTTAATCTGTCCAGCTCCTGTAAAGGTTGTTTCTACTAAAAATTTATAGTTTAAACCAGCCGCTGGTGTGGGTAAGGTGGCAACAATTCCTGCGGCTCTGTTAAAGCCAAAAGTTGTTCCAGACATTGCTGTTGTCACAGTATAGGTGGCATCAGTAATAGATGTGTAAGGAACAACTATGTTGGTAGCACCCGTCATCTTGGATGTGCCTGTTCCAGTTACATTACCGCTAGTGTCAATGTCGTAGTTTGTGGTTATTGCTCCTGTTGTGGAGCTTTTGGTGATTTGTTCAAAACCACCTTCAGACCTAACCGGGCCGTTAAAAGTTGAATTAGCCATGTGTATCTCCTTTGTCTTGGCTAGTGTCAGCTTACGCTGTCAAAAGAAATTAAGGGGAGGTTTTTAGGCCTCCCCAGTTAGTTACGCTCCTGCTGAACCGTAATATGCAAGAGGATCAGAATATCCAAATGAATATCTTTCTCTACCCTTGTATCTTACGTTCCCAGTTTCAAAGTCGCCTTCCATTGCAGTTTTCATTGGAACACGAACAAAGTGCTTGAAGCCATTTGGAATGTCGGTCTTTAAGAACCAAGCATCAGTATCAGTCAAGTAATGATTTACACTATACCCACCTGATATTGAATTTTTTGATTTTAAAGCATTAACATCATTATCTGATGATCCAACTCTTCCATCGCTCTTCATTAGCCTCTCAGCGACAAACTGTAAGGAATCAACAAGCCAGTTGGACGAGCGGCTATTTTAAGCCCTCTTTCATCTGTATACTTGCCAATTGCTATCACAGCAGCCTCAAGAGAAGTTTCGTTTAAGTCAACAGCAGTCGATGGTTTGTTACCATTAGTTCCGCCGCTGACTAGCGGGTGAGCGGTAGAAAATACATACTGACCATCCCCCCCAGTTTGACCTGTGAAGCCCTCATTAAAGAGTGCCGCACCCTTAACTTCCTTAGTGTGTTGAAAGCCTCGTGCCAAAGCCTTAGTATAACGAGCGGATAGAGAATCATAAAGATTATCTTCAACTGCTTCCTCTGTAATAGAGAAACCAAGTGCGATAGTATCATGAGTATATCTGCTTGTGTACACTTCTTGTGCATCATCATAAGCGATTGCTGCACCTTCGTCTTTGACAGGGGCTGCTCCAAAGCCACTAAGTTTTGTTTCTTCCTCGAAAGCTCGGTCAGAGTTTTCAGTTTCAAAACACATTTTCCACTCTTCAGGATACCTAGCATATTCCATTCCGAATAATGCATTTAACCCCGGAAGTAGTTCTTTCATTAGCTGCGCTCTTGCTATAGCCATTTTACGTTACCTCCTAAGTTATCGTATCTGTTATGAATGCATTTTCAGACGGGTTCAGCATAACTACGCAATCTGTGTATGTATCACCAATCGTAGATCCCGCTCTTTCGATGAAATCTATCAATTTAAAGCATTCGCCGCCAACTGAAGTAGTTGAGGCATCGCCTTGAATACCAGAATTGCCTGTAATTGTACTTCCGCTTGAAGTGTCAACCAAGTCAAAGGTCATACCTAATTCGACTTGAGCAACCGCTCCATCCATTTGCAGTTCATACAGAGTGTAAGGGTGAATTGCGACAACAGCTTTGATGTCGGTGGCAGTAATACTACCGGGGTAATATTGCTTCCAAGTTGGTTGTGAAGTATTTGGGTCTGTATAGGAACATCCTAAAAAGACACCAATAGGGTTCACTGGTTGTGCGGAAACTTCTCTGACGATATAACCATCATCATCTCCTGACACAACTCCTAAGCCTACAACGTCACCATTGAAGATCGCTGTTCCGTAAGTTGATCTGATTAAATATTCTCTAGTTGAACCAGCAAACGGCAAACCTCCAAGGATTCCGATTGGCTTTAGCCCGCGAGGGGCTGAAGTAGTACTCATAGTACCGTCCTCCTATTTAAGTTTAAATTAAACCCTAAGAACCTTTTCCAAAAGATGTCCTTGTATCCCTTTGAGGATTATTTATGGGCATTCTTGGATTAGATTCCCTTAATAAAGCACTATCAACGCTCCTTATTGCATCAGTAGACTGTTTTCTATAATGCTCGTTACGTTGTTTAGCCATATTTTCGGGCATTCTACAAAGAAGCAATCCACCTACTTCGACTTTACCTTTAAATCGTGGGTTTGGATCAAGAACAAGATGTTCCATTTCCGGGGCGTCTTCTAAAGGTACAGCAGCCCAACCTTCTCTCAATTTCTTACTGTAATTTGTAGGATCATCTTGTCCGTTAGTAGAAATGCGAACCCATTTAAAAGACCAACCGTCTTTTGGATAAGGATCGGGTAAAAGGTTTGGTGGCGACCACGTTTCATTGCGCTCTTCCT